ATCTTGACTGCGAACTCCGCTTGCTTTTCAGATGGTAAAAACAACTCTTTGAATTCATCTGGTGTTAGTTCAATTTCTATCTTCATCAGTGCCTCCAAAATACTAAAAAACTCCCCCTGTTGCCAGAGGGAGGGAATCAGCGGACCTGCTGTGGGAGTTAGTTAATCCGCTTCATACACGTTGACTTGGCAAGGTCTTGCCAGTTATCTTCACTCATCTTGCGTAAATCTGCAATCTTTAGCACCATACGCAAACTGATTTCTCTTAAACGCATTGCGTTGTCTTGCATGAAGTGTATCACTTCACGTTCGCCAGCATCACCGAAGTTATATCGAGACAGCATGCCATCACGAACAATTTGCTCAATACGCAGGAAGCGATCACGCTGGCTATCCATTTCTAAGTCAATATAGTGACAGCGGCTCATCAATGCTTCTAGGTGATCCTGGATCTTCTTGCTGCGGACGTTTTCAAAGTTAACGTTGGTGATAAAGATCACACCACCTTTGAATTCAAAGCGATCTGGAATCCCTTCGCGGCGTAGTGCTGAACTTTCTGACTTCCAGCTAATGGTACGGCGTTGTCCTGAATCTAGAACTGCCTTGAGCATGTTCAAACATACTTCGTCAAACAAGATACTGTCACAGTCATCAAACACTAAAATATCGCCAGCACTTGAGTTCATGTAAAGTGTTTGGTATAAGCCAATTGGCGTCATACTGCCCTTTACTACTTCTGTACGGCTACCTTTGTGGCCTTGCAGCTTGTGCATGGCTTCGTATTCGTCAAGAATCTTTTCAACACCAAAGCTCTTGCCAACGCCTGGAGGACCAGACACAATCAAACCGCGAGCGTTCTGATTCGCAATCGCATCAGTCATAGTATCCAGTATTTCAAAACGCTTACGGATACGTTCAATTGCTTGCTCATCAGTTTCAGTGGGCTTGCTTTGCAAAGACTCAACGTCTTCTGGTGACTTGACCAGTACACGGATATTACGACCAACCTGTCCCGTTAACTCTGAACCATCAACAGTTACAAAATAGCCCTTGCGTCCTTTGCTAACTGGTTTAACCAAATCAAAAATCTGATTAACAACTGGCTTATTAGCGTACTCACCTTTCTTAATCTTAACTTTAGTATTCATATTGCCTCCCACAGCAATTAATTAACTTACTTTACTAGTATACACTAACCTGTAAATATGTCAAGCATTAATCCAAGCGTGAGCCGGCGTATGCAGTAAAGCCGTGCTCTTGTAACACTTCAGCATAGGCTCTGGCGCCCGACTCTTTGACGTCGATGCTTTGACCCATGTACCAGTTACACCACTGGCTAAATGTGCGAGTGTAGTCTTGGCGCACACCCAACTGCTTGAGCAAACGGCCCAACTTGGTGTTTCCAGTGATTTTCTTGCCTTGGAACTCGTAGATGTTAATCCATGCAAAGCCGCACATAGGACCTTCACCGTGTGCAATAATATGTTGGGCTGTAGCGGCACGAGCTGCCTGTTGCGCTTCTGTGAGGATGTCTTCTAACTGGTCTACTGTAAACATGCTTTCTACTCCGTTTTGTTAACCTACACATATATAATAGCACAGTCCCCAGATATGTCAACATCTGGGGGTGCCTGTAAGTTATTGATTTATAAAGAGTTTTGAAAAAAGTTGAAATTAATTGATTGTGACGTCTTCCATACCAGCTGTTCTTAGCTTGGTAATATGCCCGATTTGCCACTGTTTGGTATCCAATCCTTTCATGATACCCAAATATTTGTTTCTGAGCAGGCTGAACTGATTTACTAATTGGCTCAGGGTGATCACGCTTTCTTCACCATCCACATACTTCTCAGCGTCGCGGCTGCTCAACTGACGATTATATGTTTCCAGATACTTGCGGAAAGTTTTACTGCGTTCTCTACGAAGCTCAATGTTTAGATGCTCCAAGATGGCTTCAATTTCCTGAAGCTGATTGAAGCGAAGCTCAGTGATGCCGGGTAGTGCAGCACTGGCTCGCTCCAAACTGCCTTTAATGTGACACTCATACTTGGCATCGTTTAGTTCATTCTCGTAGTATTCGATACAGTCAACAATCTCACTTAAGTCTTTAACTACGCGATTATACCAAGTACTCACTACTTACTCCCAGCCGTAATCGTCATCATCATCTTCATCAACTTCATCATAAAGACTGATAATGGCAGCTTTCATTGCACTGTCGAATTCATTTTTATAAACCTGAATGTCTTCGATGTCAACATGATCCTCGAACCGTTGCAAAATAGCATCTGCTACTTCCAAACGATCTTTTTTATTCACGTGCCCGCGGACGATTTCCCACACTTCGTTAAGTAACGATAATTCTGGACTCATTTAGATTCTCCAACTTTGATATTATAGAATACACAAGCATGGACGATCCCATGCTTGTGCTGTGTTGCACTGTATCAATCAACCATGTCTTCTTGATTAATATCAAGCTCTGCAGGATCAATATCGCCTACATCAACATTGGTTTCAGCTACAGTAGGGTTAGTGCCCCATTCATCTATAATTAGCTGAAGTTTGTCGTTAGTCCAACCTTTTCTGAACTCTTTAGTAACTTCGCCAGTTACTGGACTAACATATTCTAGTTTGTTGCCAACTTTAACAACAATGCCTTTAGCTTCAAACATTTCAAGTAAGCCGCTATAAGGATTCATTCCGCTTTCATATGGAATCTTGATCTGTACGCTTTCAAACGGCTTGCTGTAACGTGACTTCATCACCTTACATGCCGAACGAATGCCCATTACATCACTTACCTTATTACCATCTGCGTCTTCTTTCAGCTTGAGCTTACGCATTGCTACTACAATACTACTAGCGTAAATAAAACCTTGTCCGCCTGAGATCTTGTCATCAGGATCGAACATGTCTTGGCTAGCATACGTGTGGTTGGTTGCAACTATTCCAATCGGATAAGGTGCAATCTGGTTAACAGTATTACGTACTAATGAAGTTAGTGCTTTGGGCTTACGTCCCATATCACCTTTCATGTCACCTTTCTGGAACTGATCTACATCAGTTGGTGTTAGTAGCATACCTAGAGAATCGATCACAAACATCAACTTGGGCATTTCACTATACTCTAGATCGCCATAGTTTGCCTTGTAATCTTTTATGAATTCTGAAATTGCTTTTGCAACGTCATCAATCATGCTTACACTAATCTTAAGTAATTTTTCAGGCGATGTATCAACATCAAGTGCCTTGAGCCATTCTTCATCTAGTGCGTTTTCTGAGTCAAATAATACAACTTGGCATCCCTTTTGCTGTGCATTTCTGACGATGTTGCCGGAACAGATAAAGCTCTTACCTGAACCGGACTCGCCTGCAAATACACTCACTTTACCAAGTGGGATACCTTTGTTGAAGTCTCCACTGATCAAATAGTTTAAGGTATGGTTACCTGTACTGATCCAATCCTGTGGGTCGTGGAAGCCTGCACTAATGCCACTAATGCTCTTAGTTAGACTACCACGCAACTTTGACAAGTCAAAGGGTTTTTGCATTGTGTGTTACCTCTTACTTATTGTGCGCGATTGCGAATCATTGCAAGAATGTCATCAGCTGACTTCTTGCCTGCGTCATCAGCAGTAGCCGCCGGAGCAGGTGCCGCCGGGACAGGATCTACATCAAATGGTACTTCAGTAGATTCCACTGCTGGTGCTGGTGCTGCTACCGGAGCAGGTGCTGCCTGTGCTGGTGCTACAGTTTTTTGCTGTGCAGTTTGTCCAGGTGCAGGAGCAGCGGTTGCTGGGACTTCAACGCCATAAGGCTTGTAGAAGTTACCCCAACGCTCTGGGTCATACAGTTCACCGTCCACGCTTGCTTCAAACAATTCTTTGATTGCCTGATAGTGCTCGTCAGTAGGACGAGTAGGTAGGAAGTCACCCAAATTATGCAAACCATACTGATCAATAGCAGCCAATTCAGTCTCATCTAGGCCACGTTCGCGACGTGCCCACTTTGATGTACTGTAATCAGCATACTGACCTTTAGCTGACTTGGCTAAACGGAAGTCAGTTCCATTTACGTAATCAGTAGGGATGTTTTCCATGTCAGGATCCATCAGTGCACTCTTGATAATGTTAAAAATCTGAGGGCCGATAATGAATCGACGAATTGGGTTTTCTGGAGATTCTTCGTTAAGTGGGTTTTCAGATACAAAGCCCTGGAAGATATAACTGCGCTTCTTCCAGTACTTGCGACCCATATCTTCTAACGAAGGATCTTTAAACCAAGGACGAACCTCAGTTAGTACAGGACATGTGTCTCCGTACATTTCACCGCAAGGTACTTGTACAGTAACGGGCTTACTCTCTCCACCTTTAACTCCAGGGAAAGTCAAGCGGATCATTTGTCGCTCTACCCAAAAGAAGGTGTTGTTGGGATCTTCATCAGGAAGGAATCGCATAGTAGCTGCTTGACCTTCGTCGATGTTCCAGAAAGGATAAATTGCGTTGTCTTGCTGTGAGGGGGACGATTTAGTATCGCCTTTGTTTTCCATTGCCGCGAGCTTTGCGCGGATTGCGTCTAATGCATTTGCCATGTTTGTTCTCCAAAATTTGCCATGTTTGCCTAAGTTTAATAAATGCCATGTCGTGCTGTACAATACGATTTGTAACTGTACATCACTAATTATAATGCCTAGATAGCGTTGTGTCAACAACTTTTTTAAATTATTTTACTACGCTAACAAAGTTATTTATCTTTTACTGATAAAAAAGCCCGCTTTTTTACGGCGGGCTCAAAGTGTTTCTACACTACTCCTAGTTATTATCAACTTTATAGAATATCAAATTGCTCCAAAAACTGTTCGTATTTGTCCTCTACACTCTCCACTACACTGTCCTTTACTCTGGCTTCCGATGCACTGAGTAAACAGCTTTTGATTGTACCATATTCAAATTGATCTAACGCACCGCCAGCATCAAGTTTTTTACTGATGCCCAGTAGGTGATTACGCAATACGTCATTGTGCGCAGCATTGCCTAATTGCGATACCTGATAGCTGAGCTTTGCTTGTGGTGTGGCAAAATCCAGTATATCACTTTCACTTAGCATGTCACGCAACTCTGCAAATGACTCTTTGCGAATTGCTCGTTGGATACTTTCCCTGTATGCTTGTTGTCTACCCAAACTCTTCTTGATGCTGTCCACGGCGTTAGCCACTTTGTCATCAAAATGTGTTTGTACAAATTTGCTCTCGATATCAATATCATCTTCCAGCATTTGAACGTTTTGACGATCCACCACGCTCTCTACTGCGTTTACATATGATTTTGAACCGCAAAGTTTATCAAGTGTGCACTTGATATCTTGTATATTTTCTACTGCTAATTTTACAAATTGCTCGTTATCTTCATTTACTAGCTTTGATTTCTTAACGTAACCCACAAACTCTCGCAGTTTGCGTTGCTCTTCGGCCATCTCAGTGATAGCTAGACCTACTGTGTCAAAAACTTCACCGCCCATTTGCAAATGTCTTGCCATTGCACGAGCAGCTTTTAAATTATTTTCAGCCATTTTAAACCTCTCATCGCCTCTTTGAATTAAAATACTGTGAATGTTTCTGCTGCGTGCGCCACGTGTCTCTTCGTTTACTGCTTTCCTGTGCTTTACTACTAGTTTAATATTATCTAGTGGTTGGTAGCTGGTCTTGGCACTGCCAGACATAACACCAAACCCTTCCATAACATCACCCATACTGTCCACCGTTTTTTGAGCTATATCAATATGTTCGCTCTTTGCCTTTAATTTCTTACCAAATTTTCTAAAATCAAAATTCAACAAAAACTCATCAGCGATGTCTTTGATTTGTGTGCGAAGTTTGTCGTCCACATTTTCGCCTACTGACAAACTGAGTTCTTCATTTTGTCTATCAACACGAAGTAGTATGTTTGGGTCATCCACTAATAACCGTTCTGCTGATGAGGGATCAATTACTAGTTTACCCGCAGCATCATAAGGTTTAACATCATACCCCATTCCTGTTAGCAGGCTAAACACACGCTCAGAAACTGATGAAAAATTTATTGCCATTTAAAATCTCCTGGTTACACTTATTTATCTGATTAAAGCATATCCAACGGCATGGGACCGTCCCACTCATCTTCCTGGTCATAGTTCCCCAGATTGTTATGTGCTAGGTTACTGTTTACTACATCATATATTTCATCTTCGAATGTACTAGCATAGTCTATCATGCGTATACATATGATCAAACTCATAACCAAATCGTCATGCTCCCCAGGTTTGGCTGCAAAACTGTTGCCTCTGGCTACGAAGTTTTTAAGCTCTTTGATCAGAGGCTTGCTCCTGATGGTGATTTTTTCTGATTCAATGAATCGCTTGAGGCGTAGACAGGCTTCTAACTTGGTTTTCTGACCTGTATAAAAGCCCTTACGTGCACGGTTGCCTGATATCTTTCTGGGTTCGTTCAGCATGTCTCCGGGGAAGTTTTCCTCTCCGGTATCTCTGATTACTACTAGAGCGGCTTCGCCAATGGTGTTGTTTTCCACGGTCCAGTATGTCTGCTTGACTCCCATTTCACGCAAATATTGCATGATATCCATCATGGTGCGTATTTGTCCTTCAACAGGAGTTTTGTTGTGTTGCCACTCAGCCACTTGTTCGAACGTGGGCATTTCAATTACTTGTATTGCTGCTGGGTCACCACCTGTGCCAGAACTGGGATCCAAGCTCACAAAGTATGAGTATCTGGGATTGGGATGCTTGTACCAACGTACTTGTCCCATGTTACGAATAGGATCCGCACCTTCCATTTGTGTCAAGTACAAACTGTTAACCAGTGTCTCTTCATATATAACGAATTCGCATTCGTGTTCACGTAAGAAACGCTCCTCCCCAATACTTGCCCGCTCCTGGTTGGCCCAATCCTCATCGCGGTCTGGGTGCTGATCCCATGTAGCCAAATATGCTTTAAAACCGTTGTTTCCTATACCATCAGAATTTTCATTACCAAACTCATCAAATAGATTATTTGCACTACGCCAAATGGTTGCAAAGGTATCGTCATCACTGTTAGGAGTACTAGTAATGATTGCTTTACCACCTGTTGCTAGTGTAGGTGACAGTGAAGTCCAAAACTCTTTGGCAATAGTGTTGCGCACAAACGCAAACTCGTCCAGGTATACCAGCGAGATACTCATACCCCGTCCAGTGTTTTCGGTGGTGGTTGTTGCTACTACACGGCTACCGTTGTCAAATGTGAGGCTGCCTTTGTTGTACTCGACGGCACCAGCCCGTATATGATCAGGAATATTCTCATATGCATAGCGTACACGTTGCATGATTTCGTTGGATCCAGTTGCTTTGTGGGCTGCAATTAAAATAGTACTGTCAGGGATAAACATTGCATACCATAGCAAGTATCCTGCGGCAACTGTGGTTTTACCCATCTGGCGTCCGCACATGTTAATACTGCGTCTACATTCGTTGTAGTTTTTGATTAGGTCTCGCTGATAGTCAAACGGCTTGAATGGTATACTGCCCTTAGTGGGGTGCTGTATCTGCATGAAATTTTCCATAAAGAAAAGCGGACCATCTATTCGATCTGCGCACTTTTGAAATTCCAATAACTGTTCTGTAGTATAATCTAACGGCTCGTACGCCTTTTTTACTAAACTACTATCTGCTGTACCTTTAGCCACATGTCACCTCTGTTAAACTGTAGCACTATTTATACAGTATTGTGTGCAGGTTATGCTATTAGCGAAGACAAAAAAGCGGCTGTAAAAGCCGCTTTATGTTATTTTAGGTTTTGGTTTCCACCATCTGGGCTCTTACCGCCGCCGCCGTTGCCGCTCGATTTATTTTTTCTTGACTCGATTACTCGATGTCCAATAAATCCGGCTACTGCCAATACTGCTACCCATGCTAAGATTTCCATAACGTTTCCCCTTTATGCAAGTTTTTGTTGTAGTCGTTGCTTAATAATATCTATCAACTTTTCTTTATCTGTTTCGTACCGATAGTTTAATGTGGTGGGGCCTGCAGGCTCTTCTGGTTCCTCATCACATCCACAAGGTGCTTCGGGTGCCATATGCTTGCTCGCAACACTGGGATCGATACCAGCCATTTGTAGTAACTGATGAAGTTGTTCCATGTCTGTTGCGGTTGCACTGATGTTAAGCGTTGCATCACCCACAGTTTTTGTTTGGTTAAAACTGTAAGTGGTGTTTTCTGCCGCAGCAGCTTCTTCCGTTACTGGATCACAATCACATTCCCCTGGGGGGCAGGTGCAATCTGGTGATCCACATTGTGGACAAACTTCCTGCTCATTTAGGGCAGCTTCAACAATAGCCAACAGCTCCTTCATATCCATTATGCTGGTCCACCAAGGTTCTGGGTGTTTCTACTAACTTCTTTGGACTCCTGTCCTTTGCCCATGTTTGCACCGTTCATGAGATCATCAAACATTGGACGTAAATTATCGCCCATCAATTCATCTTTACTAGGATAGTTGCGGAAATAATCTGCGCCTTTTTCTGCTTTAATTTGTGCAAGTGCTGCTAGGAATTTTTGATTGTATGCTTCACCGAAACCGTATTCTTCTTCTACTACTTCTTCAGCTTCCATCTGCATTTCATAATGCTCTTGGTCATCATTGAGTAGAACTGCGTCTTCCATTTCTGGTTGACGGTCTTTGTTAAACTCTGTGCGCTCTTCTGCGTGCTCGCTTTCCATTCTGCGCGGCTCATTGATACCGTACACTAATACACGCTCGTGGTCTAAGCCTAAATTGACGGCTAACCATACTTCAAGAATTCTGGGATTTGCTGGATACTTGAGAACAATATCAGTTGCACATACTTCTGAAATCAGTTTAACACCCTTGGCACGAACAAACTCCATTGGATTTTCTTCAATAGGTGTGCGCTTAAAAGCTGCTACGCTAACTAAATTATATTTTTGTAAACAAGACTCAATCATATCCATGTGTGCAGCACTACAATCAGCCGCAATCTTCACACGGAATCCATATTCCTTCTTGAAACTTTCTGTTAAAAAATCTTTAAATTGCATGTTAGAAAATCTCCTAGTTACACTTATTTATCTGATCTAGCAGAAGATTTGTCAGTTTACAAAAACGGCGTTAAATGCTCATATAACTGACTGTGAGCTTGGGCGCCTGGATGACATGCATCTGGGAATAGGGCACTTTCTCGCATGAGACGCTGTATGAGTTCTGCGTCTGATACTTGTTGTTCCAGGACGGTATGATCGTCTGTCACGTCTTTCATGTGATGCATGGCACCAACCAAATGATTGAAGGGTAATTCCTGCTGTAAGAGATCTGCTATCCAGTTTTTTATAATCAGTAAATTTCCTGTGCCATACTCCTC